CTGGCGACGATGGCCTTCACGCTCACCCTGAGTGCGACACTCTGGGGTCTGATCTTCTGGGTCGTGTTCAAGTTCGTCGGGCTCATCTGATGGCATCGCCAGGCCTCCTGATGACGACAGAGGGCCCGGCAGGCGGCGGCCCACCTCCCCGGGTCGCCGCCACCTCATTCCTCGCGCGCAAAGCGGTCGAGCAGGACCGCAGAGCGTCGGGAGTATCCGCGCGCCAGCGACGAGAAGTCGCGCCGGTCGTTCGGACTGGACAGGGCGGCGGCCCTCCATTGAGCCGCCGCGACCGCAAGCCTGATCGCCTCCACGATCAGTTCAGAACCCCCACCTTCGTCAGTCTCCATCCGCGTCCCTCCACACCAGCGATGTCCCCATCATGAGGAACATCGCCGTGGAAAACTGCCGCACTCTCACACGAAACCGAGAAATCGAACTCGGCCTGGAAAACGCGCTCGCCCGGCTCGTCCGCCGGCGCTGGCCGGAGAAGACCGTCGAGAACGTCCAGGCCGAATGGGACCTGTCTCGAGGTCAGGCTCAGGGCGTCGTCTACGCCCACGCCTCCCGGTCCACCATCAACACCATCATCCGCCACAAGCGGGGAGGGGTGCGCCTTCTGATCTCGCTCGGCTGCGTCATGACCGGCGAAACCCTGTCATCCCTCATCGCCAGCGAGGTCGCGACCCTTGAGCACCAAGCCGCCACCCGGGATGCGGAGGCCCGCGTCCTTGCCGATCTGGAGGCCCGCTTGGCGCGCCTTCCTCTGGACGCTCTGGACGATCTCGCTCTGGACGAGCTGGGCCGTCTTTCCGCTGGCGCTTCCGCATCGCTGGGCCAGCCGCGCCCGTCTTCACCTGGCTAAGTCGATCCTCGGGGAGTGACCATGCAAGCCGATCTGTTCTCCACCTACCCCGACGCTCCGGGCTGGAAGGCGCGGGACACCTCGCGCGAAGCGGCCGAGGCCATCGCCCCGGTCGCGGGCACCCTGCGCGAGCGGGTGCTGCTCGAGGTCCGCCGGGCCCCCGGCACGCCGGAGCAGATCGCCCACCGGATGCGGGTGGATCTTTTGGCGGCTAGGCCCCGCTTTTCCGAGCTGTCGCGCCTGGGACTGATCAAGGACAGCGGCAAGCGCGGCGACAGCCGGGGCGGGAAGCACGCCATTGTCTGGATGCCCGCGTGAAACGGCCCGTGATCGTGAGAAGGACCGACCTCTATCCGGCGGAAGCGTGCGCCGCGGCCGCGCTTCGGAAGGCGAGGGACCGCGACCGGCGGGACATGATCCGCCAGCAGGCCCACGCCGACGTGCAGCGGGCCCTGGCGTCCCTGGACGATGCGGAGGCCCTGACCTACCGGAGGGCTGCCCTGGCCGCCCTGATGGGCGCGCACGTCTGGCACGCCGACAGCGCGCCGGGCTCTCCTCTGTCTGCCGAGATCGACCGCATCTTCGGGGTGGTCGCATGACGGCCCAGCCCAGCCTCTTCGACGGCCCGATCCAGACCATATGGCGCAAGCCCGGCCTGGGCGAGTTTCCCTGCACCGTCTGCGGGTCTGCGGCCTGCTTCTGCGAAGCCCAGCCGCTTCGGCCTGCGCCCGTCTGGTATTGCCCCCGGCACGTCCCGGCGGCCTTCCTGCCGAAAGGACAACGCGATGCCCGATGATCCCAAGGTGAAGGTCTGGATGCCCCTCTATGTCGGGGAGTGGGACCGTGACACTCGTCACCTGAGCCCGGAAGAGGACGGCTGCTATTTCCGCATCATCCGATGGTATTGGGGCAGCGGGGCGCCGCTCGACGACGATGACGAGCTGGCCAACATCGTCGGGCTCTCGCGCGCCAGGTGGCTCAAGGTCCGTCCCAAGCTCGCCCGGTTCTTTCAGGTCGAGGATGGCCGGTGGACCCACGGCAAGGTCGAGCGCATCCGCGTCGAATGGTCCGACCGGAAAGCAGCGGCGGCCGAGAAGGCAAAGCGAGCAGCGTCCAAGCGATGGTCCAAGGACGCTTCGGGAATGCTCCAAGCATTGCCTGAGCAATGCCCTTCACCTTCACCTTCATCCGCTACGCTGGAAGACCCTGCGGGTCATTCCAGCGCTAGCGGGAAGGCCAGATTTTCCAATTTGGAATTTAGGGAAGAAGCCCTCGAGCGCATGGGCCCCGAATGGGTGGCCAGCTACGTCGATCCCGCCGAATGGCAGGACGTTCCCGAGAAGCTCATCATCGCCCGCAACGGGACAGCCGCGGATCGCATCCGGCGCGAGCTGTTCCCGCTCCTGCGCGGCATCAAGGTCATCTCAGCCCAGGAGCGCGCAGCGTGAAGCCAGAAGCCCGTCACCAGTGGAAGTCGAAGAGCTACAAGACCGGCCCCGTCTCGACCGACCTGTTCGAGGATGGCCCGGTCTATCGCGCGAAGCTCGAAGAGTGCTCCGAGCGGCTGATCGAGCTGATCCGCCGCGACCCGGCGCGTCCTCGCCGGAGTGTGGCCGCATGATCAAGCCTCCCGCTCCCACCGACCAGATCCGCTTCGCCTTCGGCATCGCCAAGAGCGGCTATCGACGCCCGCTGGAACCGGTCGCCCCGGAGGTCGAACGACAGGCCATCGAACATTGGCTTGCCAGCAATGAGCCGAAACGCCTGCCGCCCGGCTTCGCCATCGGGGCCGAGCCTCGCCACACGGTCGGCTTCAGCAACCGAGCCCGCAATCGGGACAGCGTCGGATGAACCAGCCTTGCCACCTGGGCCCGCTCTCGATCTGGCGCGCATCGACCCCTCACATCGTGGTTCCCATGACCGAACTCGTTACCCCCGCTTCAGCCACCCGCGCGATCAAGCGCCGCATCGCTTTCGAGTATGGCGTCACCGTCGAGGAGATAGACGGGCCCTCCCGGGTGCGCCGCATCCTGATCCCGCGTCTCCTCGTCTATGAGGCCTTCCGCGCCCTGGGCTTCAGCTACCCGCAGATCGGCGCACGGGTCGGTGGCCGGGATCACACCTCGGTCATGTCCGGCCTTCGCACCCTCGCCAAGTACCGCGCCGCTCAACACCCGATGGTGACCAAATGACCCGAGGCCGTCCCCGCAAGCCCGGTGCCCGCTATCCGTCCGGCCAGGTGAAGGTTCCCCCGCGCCGGTTCGAGGCGACGGAGGCGATGTCACGCCATCGCGCCGAACTCTGCGCCCGGCCGGAGCTGGCCACGACTCCCCTCGACTGCGCCTTCGGCAACGGATGGATCACCATCGAGGAACACCGGGTCGGCAACGCCTACGCCGGGCTCTGCTACGGGGTCGGCCTGGTCAAACGCACCGGAGCCGCCGGCAGTCGCCTGGAAGCCACGCCGGGATCGGCGGCGCGCTTCCGCTGGACCGACCTCGACGACAAGGAAATCTCCGCCATCTGGGACAGCGTCTTCGGGGAACACGCCGTGCCCCTTCGCTCCGAAGAGCGGGACCTGGCCATCTATGGCCGCTACCTTCGCCTTCGCCAGGCGATGACCGGCCACGAAGCGCAGGAAGTGTTCCTCGTCTGCGTGATGGATAGCTGGCCGCAGTGGATGGCCCAGCGCCTCACCGGCCGCGCGATTGAACTTCACGCCCAGGCCGAGAACCGCGCCATGACCGAGGACGAGCTGGCGCGCCGCGCCAAGCGGTTCACCTCTTCGTTCGAGGAGAAGTATCGGATCCTGCGCTCCGGCCTGAAGGCGATGATCAAGGCCGATCATGTGGACAGCGCATCGGCCCCTCTTGACGTTTCGGGCAAATCGCCCGCTCTCAATTAATTCATCCTCCCAATTTGCGTCCCGAGGCCGTCGTCTGCACCTGCGACGGCGTCGAAGGCGTGGCTGCTCTTGGTCACGGAGCGGGCCCTTCGTCCCGAGGGCTCATGGCCACGCAGCTGGTGACGCCAGCAGAGGGCTTCGCGCCCGCAGCCGGTGGGAGCCCGGCACGGCATGGAGCCCCAATGTCCGAAGACGCCCCCCGCCCGGTTGGCCGTCCCTCGTCCTACGATCCGAAGTTCTGCGACATGGTCGTCGAGGACATGGGCCAAGGTTACAGCCTGACCGCCTTTGCCGGTTTGATCGGCGTGAACCGCAGCACGATCACCGAATGGATGAACGCCCACCCTGAATTTTCCGCAGCCGTTACGCGCGGAAAGGCGGCGAGGCTTCGAAACTGGGAACAGGTCGCCCTGTCGATGCGGATGAACGGCGGGGGCCCTGGCGGTGCGACGATCACCGTCTTCGGCCTGAAGAACATGGGCGGCGACGAGTGGAGCGACACCCAGCGCCATGAGGTGACCGGCAAGGACGGCGCGCCGCTGAAGGCGGAAACGGTCGTCACCCTGTCCGACGAAGACCTCGCCAAGACCGTCGAGGCCTTGAAAGCCGCCTTCTGATGGCGGTTGATCCGATTGTGGCCGACGCCATCCGGCGAGACGCCTACACCTTCGCCCGGTGGATGTTCCGCAAGCGCACCGGGTCGGCCTGGGCCCAGTCGCCGCATCACGATCTGATCTGCGACAAGCTGATGGCCGTCTTCCGGGGAGAGGTCACCCGGCTCGTCATCAACATCCCGCCGCGCTACTCGAAGACCGAGCTGGCAGTGGTCAACTGGATTGCCTGGTGCCTGGGCCGAGTGCCCGACGCCGAGTTCATCCATACGAGCTACAGCGCCACGCTGGCGGCGAACAATTCGGCCAACGTGCTTCGGCTCATCGAGCATGAGGCCTATCAGGAAATCTTCCCGGCGACCCAGCTCGACCGCACCGCCCGGCAGCACTGGACGACCACCGAGGGCGGCGTCCTCTACACGGCAGGCTCTGGCGGCACGATCACCGGCTTCGGCGCGGGCAAGCAACGCCCGGGCTTCGGCGGCGCTATCATCATCGACGACCCGCACAAGGCCGATGAGGCCCGGTCTGACGTGGTCCGCAAGTCGGTCATCGACTGGTATCAGAACACCCTTCAAAGCCGGATCAATAGCCGCCACACGCCGATCATCGTCATCATGCAGCGCCTGCACGAAGACGACCTGGCCGGATGGCTGCTGAAAGGCGGCACGGGCGAGAAGTGGGACAGCCTGGTGCTTCCGGCCATCACCGCCGAAGGTGCGGCGCTCTGGCCCGACAAGCACACGCTCGACGAGCTGCGCCGGATGGAACAGGCCGCGCCCTACGTTTTCGCCGGGCAGTACATGCAGAACCCGGCGCCGCTCGACGGCGGCATCTTCAAGCCGAACCAGATCGAGACCATCGACGCCATCCCGGCCGGCCAGATCACCTGGGTGCGGGGATGGGACCTGGCTGCGACCCAGGACGGTGACTACACCGCTGGCGCGAAGCTGGGAAAGACCTCCGACGGTCGGTTCATCATCGCGGACATGCTGCGCGAGCGGATGGGCCCCGATGAGCGGGATGCCGCGATCCGAAACGTGGCGAGCCGGGACGGCAAGTCTGTTCGCATCTCGATCCCGCAGGATCCGGGGCAGGCGGGCAAGACCCTCGCTCTTCACCACACGCGGATGCTCGCTGGCTACACGATCCACACGTCGCCCGAGACCGGCGACAAGGTGACCCGTGCCGAGCCGTTCGCCAGCCAGGTCAACATCGGCAACTGCATGATGGTCCGCGGACCTTGGAACGATGCGCTCCTGAACGAGATGCGGATGTTCCCGAACGGAAGCCACGACGACCAGATCGACGCGCTCAGTCGGGCCGCTTCATCGCTGCTCGAGGGCGTCCCCTATTCGGGCCTCTTCGAGTTCTACCGCCAGCGGGCCGACGAATTGAAAGCGAAGACCAATGGCTAACCCCGTCAAGACACCGCTGCCGCCGGGGCTTGTCGCCCGTCTGGTGTCTGGTGTCCGGTATGTGGTGACAGGCGCATCCGACGCCTGGATGGGACCGAACCAACCGCTGCCGCCGACGGCCGACAGCCCTTCGGACGAAACCCGAGGCCGTGCCTTCGACTATCGTGTCGGGATCAACCTCGACACGGTGCCGAAGACGCCCGAGGCGGGGATTTCCTACGACCTCTTGCGTGGCCTCGCTGACGGCTATGACCTGGTCCGGCTCTGCATCGAGACCCGGAAGGACCAGATCAGCGCCCAAGAATGGCAGTTCAAGATCAAGGGCGACGACAAGGCGACCGACCCGCGCCTCGATGACCTGATGGCCTTCTTCCAGTCCCCCGACCGGATGAACTCCTTCGACATCTGGTGCCGTCTGCTGCTCGAGGAGATGCTCGTCATCGACGCGGCGACGGTCTATCCGCGCATGACGCGCGGAGGGCAACCGTTCGCGTTCGAGCCTCTCGACGGCTCGACGATCAAGCGGGTGATAGACGGCTATGGCCGCACACCCATGCCGCCGGAACCGGCCTATCAGCAGATCCTGAAAGGTCTGCCGGCCGTGGACTACACGCTCGACGAGCTGATCTACCGACCGCGCAATCCGCGCGTCTACAAGCTCTATGGCTTCTCGCCGGTCGAGCAGATCGTGACGACGGTCAACATCGCGCTTCGTCGCCAGATCACCCAGCTCGACTACTACACCAACGGCAACGTCCCAAACGCCCTGGTGGCGGCCCCCGAGGCCTGGACGCCCGACATGATCTCCCAGTTTCAGGACTGGTGGGACAGCATCACGACGCAGGAGACCAAGCAGCGGGCGCGCTTCATTCCCGGCGGAATGTCGTTCATCGACACCAAGCAGGCGGCAATGGGGCCCAGCGACCAGGTCGTGAACGAATGGCTGGCCCGGGTGGTCTGCTTCGCCTTCAACATCAGCCCGACGCAGCTCGTGTCGATGAACAACCGGGCGACCTCAGACAGCCAGAAGGAACAGGCCGAGGACGAAGGCCTCAAGCCGACGAAGCGCTGGCTGAAGCAGCTCATCGACGAGATCGTGGTCCGCTATTTCGGCCACACCGACATCGAGTTCCAGTGGGTGACCGAGAAGGAGCTGGACGGCCTGAAGGCCGCTCAGATCAACCAGATCTACCTGCAGGAGGGCGTTCTCACGCCGGACGAGGTCCGCACCGATCTCGGCCTCGACCCGCTCACGCCGGAACAGAAAGACGACCTGCTGGCTGCAAAGCCGCAGCCGCTTCCCCCTCCGACGCCCGCACCGCAACCGACCGCTCCGAACGGAGCATCGCCGGGCGAGAAGGAAAAGTCCGAGACGATCCACATCCACATGCCGGAAATCAAGACCGGCGACACCCTGGTGGAAGTCGGCTCGACGGTGGTGAAGTTCGAAAATGCAGACGGCTCGGTGCGCGAACTGCGCGATGACCGAGCGTAAGCCCTATCCGCCTCAGACAGAGGACGGTTACCACACTGCTCGTCCCTTCATCGTCCGCAACCGCATCGGCATGAAGCGGGCCGTGCGCAGCTTCTTCGCTCGCCAGATCAAGCCGGTGACGGACAGCCTCGGGCGCGCTCTGGGACTGGCCAAGGCAGACGGATCGGACCCGAAGGAACGGGCGCGCCAGGCCGTCGACCAGGTCGAAATCGACTGGGCCCCCCTCGCTGACCAGGTCGAACCGTTTCTGGTCTCGGTCGCCGTCTCGGGCGCATCCGCTGGGCTGAAAAGCCTCGACATCCAGTTCGCCGACAACATGTGGAACGGCGTCGGGACGGACGCGACGGAATGGGCCGCGAACCGCGCCGCCGAGCTGGTCGGTATGCGACTGGTCGATGGCAAGTGGGTGCCGAACCCGAATGCGAAATGGCAGATCGGAGACACGACCCGCGACATGGTCCGCTCACTAGTGACCGACGCCATTGAGCAGGGCGACAGTTCAGACAACCTCGCTGACCGCCTCGCGGCCATTCAGAACAAGCTGAAGAACGGCTTCGTCTTCAGCGATGAGCGCGCCGACATGATCGCGCGTACCGAGATCGCCCGGGCAGACGTTCAAGGTGCTCTGATCGGCTGGCAGAAGTCCGGCGTGGTGATCGGCAAGCGGTGGCTCGCCGGAGGGCCCCGCGTCTGTCCGGTCTGCCTTGCACATGAAGCCGAGGGCCCGAAAAAGCTCGACTACACCTGGGGCGACGGCGTGACCGCGCCTCCCGACCATCCGCACTGCCTACCGGGAAACAGCCGCATACTGGCCACGGGAATTTCTGCCACTAGTGAGCGCTGGTATGATGGTGATCTCATCATCGTCAACACTTCCAGCGGCAAGCGTCTCGCCTGCACCCCTAATCACCCGGTACTCACGCCGGATGGCTGGGTCTCGGCGCGCTTGCTCAATGAAGGAGGCCACGTAGTCGGCTGTCGCGTCGGTCAATGGGAACCTGGCCTCAGTCTTCACAACGAGGATGTGCCAGCCTGCATCGAGGATGTGGCGAAAGCGTTCAGCCGTTCGGAGGATGTGGCGTCCCGACCAATGCCAACCGCCCCCGAACACTTCCACGGCGACGGGGAAGGCTCCCAGATCGCAATTATACGGGCCGATGGCTTCCTGCGAAATGGTCCCGATGCCTCGTTCGGCCAGCCTCCGCTGGAGTTCCAGTTCAATGGCGGAAATGTGCAGCTTTCGCGCCATCACCGTCCTAGCTCGCTTGGTCTTAGCCTCCAGGCTGTCCTTGCTTCCGCGCTTGGCCGTGTAGGCGGCCACAGCCTGCTTTGCCCGAATGTCTGGGGGGGCGGCCGCCCACCTTACAGCTTGAGCAGCCTTGAGGTTTCGACGCTCGACGCCGCGCTCATTGAGAACGCGCGTGATGACGACACGCGAAACGCCGAATTTCTGCGCGACGGCAAACTCGCTCATGCCGCCGACATAATCGGCCACGGCACCATCCTCATCAAAGATGATGCGCCGCTTCAACTGAACCCGTTTTTTCTCGACCGTATTGTTTCTGTCCACAACGAACCCTTCTCTGGAAAAGTCTACAATCTGCAGACGGACGTGGGCTTTTATATCGCAGAGGGCGTTGTGACACACAACTGTTTCTGCTGCCTGGTCGCAGTTCTCGAAGGGGAACCCGTGAATGAATAAGCGTTTCTTCGCCGAGTTCGCCAAGACCGAAGAGCAGGACGACGGCACGATCAAGGTCTGGGGCATCGCCTCGACCCCGAACACCGACGCCGACGGCGAGCGCGTGACGGCCGATGCAATGGCGACCGCTCTGCCCGACTACATGAAGTTCGGCGCGGTGCGCGAAATGCACCAGCCAAAGGCTGCCGGCACGGCTGTCGAAGCCGAGGTGGACGCCAACGGCGTAACCCAGTTCTGCGCCCATATCGTGGACGCCGAGGCCGTCAAGAAAGTCCAGGCCAAGGTCTACAAGGGCTTCAGCATCGGCGGGAAGGTGCTGGCGCGAGACGAGAACGATCCCGACACGATCACATCCATCAAGCTGGTCGAGGTTTCCCTCGTGGACCGACCCGCAAACCCGGAGGCAATCCTCACGATGTTCAAAGCTGAAGACGCCGCCCCCGATGCGGCCGCGGCCGAAACGGGGGATGCGATCTCCCAGCTGGTCGATCTGGTGAAGTCCGCCGAACTCCCCGCCAGCGAAATGGTCCGGGTGCTCACCGACGCCATCGCCAAGGCCAAGGGCGATGCCCAGTCGATGGCCGTCGATCCGGCCGAGGCCGAGAAGGCCCCGGACATCGAAGAGAAGGCCGAGGACTGCGACGACGAGGACGACGAAAAGGACCACGCTGACGAAGAGGACGACAAGGACATGGCCGACACCGGCAAGTCCGCCTCCGTCGATGAGACCCTCGTCGGCATCGATGTGATCGTCCGCGCCGCCCAGGCGCAGGGCCTGAAGAAGGGACTGCGCGGCCTGAACGCCCTGTCGGCCGCCATCTACCAGCTCGTCGCCGTGCAGGCTGGCGTGAAGCGCGAGCAGGAAGAGGAAGGCGACAATTCGCCCGTTCCCGGCCAGATCGAGGACGCGATCAAGGACCTCCTGGAGACCCTCGTCCAGATGGCGCAGGAAGAGACCGGCGAACTCGTCGATGACCTCGATCAAGCCGGGATGGAAAGCGCCGTCCCCGAATATGGTAGCTACAGCCTGCAGTGCGCCGACAAGGTGCTGACGCTGGCCAAGCGCAACTACAGCAGCAAGCAGCGCCAGGCGATGGCCTCCAACGGCGAGGCGATGTCCGACGGCTCGTTCCCCATCAAGAACAAGACCGACCTGGAGAACGCCATCCGCGCCTACGGCCGCGCCAAGGACAAGCCGAAGGCGAAGGCTCACATCATCGCCCGGGCCAAGGCGCTTGGCCTGTCCGCCCTCATTCCCGACGACTGGAAGTCCAGCGACAAGGCAGAAGGATCATCCGACTTGGGCAAGTCCCACCTGTCGGAAGCCCTGGCCAAGCTGGGCCGGATGGAAGTCGAAAACGCCGCTCTCGCCAAGCGTGTGAAGGAACTCGAAGACATGCCCGCGCCGCCGAAAGGCCCGCGGCGTCGGTGTCGCTCTTGTT